TCTGTACACGGCTACCTCATTAGACGATGCGGAAGCAATTATTATCGAATTAAAATTTCAGGAAATGATTTACGAAAACAACAAGTGGTAGGTTTTTATAAAGATATTGAATTAGGACAACCTGCAGACATTGAAAATAAATTAGAAGAAAAAGAAAGAGAACTTGAAGGAACTAGAAAATCAGGAAGACCTGATGACATGTACACGTTATTAGAATGTCATGTTAATTTAGATTTAGAAGGTTTTGAAGATATGGGTCCTGATGGTCAGCCAACAGGAATTAAACTTCCTTACATTGTAACGATTGATGAGACATCAAGTAAAATTTTATCGATTAGAAGAAATTACAAAGCAGAAGATCCAAAGAAAAATAAAACTCAATACTTTGTTCATTTTAAATTTTTACCAGGACTTGGGTTTTATGGTTTTGGATTAATACATATGATTGGCGGTTTATCACGAACGGCAACTTCAGCCTTACGTCAATTACTAGATGCAGGTACGCTCTCCAATCTACCTGCAGGATTTAAACAAAGAGGTGTAAGAGTTAGAGATGAAGCAGCTCCTATTCAGCCCGGTGAATTTAAAGATGTAGATGCACCCGGTGGATCATTAAGAGACGCTTTCTATCCTTTACCTTACAAAGAACCATCACAGACTTTATTACAATTGATGGGTATCGTAGTTCAAGCAGGTCAAAGATTTGCATCTATTTCTGAAATGCAAGTAGGTGAAGGTAATTCAAACGCTGCAGTAGGTACAACGATTGCTCTTCTTGAGCGAGGATCTAAAGTGATGTCTGCAATTCACAAAAGATTGTACACAGCACTTAAACAAGAATTTAAATTACTAGGAAAAGTTATTGCAACTTATCTTCCACCAAATTATCCTTACGATGTTGTAGGTGGGCAAAGACAAATTAAACAATTAGACTTTGATGACAGAGTAGATATTTTACCTGTAGCTGATCCAAATATTTTTTCTATGTCTCAAAGAATTACTTTGGCTCAAACCGAATTACAATTAGCTACATCTAATCCACAGATTCATAATTTATATGCCGTGTATAGAAATATGTACAATGCATTAGGAGTTAAAAATATAGATCAAATTTTACCTCCGCCTCCGCCACCAGCACCAAAAGATCCAAGCTTAGAGCACATTGATGCAATGGCAGCTAAACCTTTTCAAGCTTTCACAGGCCAAGATCATAGAGCACACGTCACATCTCACTTGAATTTCATGTCTACAAACATGGTTAGAAATAATCCTGCTATCATGGCATCTATTCAGAAAAATATTTTAGAACATATTTCTCTAATGGCTCAAGAACAAGTTCAATTAGAGTTTAGAGAACAAATGCAACAAATGATGATGATGCAACAACAAGCTCAAATGAATCCTCAGATAGGCCAACAGATTCAAATGATAACTCAAAAAATAGAATCAAGAAAAGCTATCTTAATTGCAGAAATGACTGAAGAGTTTATGAAGGAAGAGAAGAAAATTACATCACAATTTGATTCAGATCCTTTATTGAAGTTAAAATCTAGAGAAGTTGATCTTAGAGCTATGGAAAATGAGCGTAAGAGAGAAGCGGATGAGTCTAAAGCTGAATTAGATAGAGCTAAGTTAATGCAAGCTAAAGATATTTCAGAGGATAAACTAGAACAGAACGAAGATTTAGCTAAATTAAGAGCGGGAGTTTCCCTTGCTAAGTCAGGAATGCAGTCTGCTGTCGTAGAAATAGACGATTAGTAAGAAAAAGCATGACAAAATCAAATAAAAAAGTTAAAACAATATAAAAACGGAGATAATTTATGATGAACTATAAAAAATCTAAAAAAGTAGCAATACCTTCTCAGAATGTTGAGATAGATCCTAGATCTAAGTCAACTGCTGATGGTGCTTTTAACGGAATTCCTACAGGAGATAAGGAAAAAGTTAGAGGAACTAGAAGAATGTTACCGGAAAAGAAAAAAACAGCAACTTGGTACTAACCTATGTGGTTCTCGGCAATTAAATTAGCCGTTTCTGCTGGTAGTAAAATTTATGCTAACCGTCAGAAAACGAAGATGGCAATGTCTGATGCACAATTAATGCATGCACAGAAAATGGCCGAAGGAAAAGAAGCTTACCAAGGTAAATTGCTAGAAGCTAGACAATCTGACTGGAAGGACGAGGCCGTTCTTATAATATTGTCAACGCCGATTGCAATTTTGGCCTGGGCAGTTATATCAGACGACCCATCTGCGATGGATAAAGTAAAATTATTCTTTGAGATGTTCTCGCAGCTTCCGAGCTGGTTCACAAATTTATGGATACTTGTAGTTGCAAGTATTTATGGTATAAAGGGTACACAAATATTTAAAAACGGAGGAAAAAAATAATGGCAAACAGACTATATAACACACAAGTAGCTAACCCAAGAGTAGCTCTTAAAAAAGGAGGCTTCTTAAAAAAAGTCGGTAAGGCAGCAGCAGGAATAGGTGCAGCTGTTTTAGCAGCTAAAGGTTTTAGAAAAAACCCAGCTGGTAAGAAAAAAGATACAAGAGATGCAGTAGACAAATACTTTGCTAAAAAAGGTACGTCTCTTAAAACAGGAGATGCAAGTGCAGCAGAAGCTATGGCTAAAGCAGATAGAGATAAGAAAATCTTTAGAAGAGGTTTAGATAAAATAGCAGCAGCTGGTGGTGTTTCTAAATTAAAAGACGGTGGATCAGCAATGAAACCTGTAGATAAAAATAAAAACCCAGGCTTAGCTAAGTTACCAACTAAAGTTCGAAACAAAATGGGCTTTATGAAAAAGGGTGGCAAGGTTAGATAATGTGGAACTGGATAAAAAGTTTATTCAGTTTTAAAAATTCTTCTGCAGTTGTTGCAAAGATTAAAGTTGGACATTGTGATAACCATCCTAAATATAAATTTAGATGTCCTGATTGTGTAGAGGTAGTAAATGGCTAAACTTTGTGCAAAAGGAAAAGCAGCAGCGAAGCGAAAATTCAAAGTGTATCCATCAGCCTATGCTAATATGTACGCATCAGGCGTATGCTCTGGTAAAATTACACCAGGTGGTAAAAGAACCAAAAAAGCTAAAGGCGGCTTGATCAAAGGTCAAGGTTGTGAAATTAGATAATGGGTTTACGCAAATGGGTTCAAGAGAAATGGGTGGACATTGGAGCTCCGAAGAAGAACGGAAAATATCAGCCGTGCGGGAGATCAAAGGGAAGCAAACGGAAGTATCCAAAATGCGTGCCCCTTGCAAAAGCCACACGAATGACAAGCTCACAAAAGGCATCTGCTGTCAGCAGAAAAAGAGCAGCCGGTAATCCAGGCGGCAAACCTACTAACGTTGCAACTTTTGCAAAAAGAACTAAAAAAGCTAAAGGTGGATCTGTAGGTAATAGTATGATCAGACAAGCTCAAAGAAATTATAGAGGTAGTTATATCTCTGGAGATTTAGGTGGAGTAAAAGTTTCAAACCCTAGTTTAACAAAATACTATGGAAAGAAAATACTTCCATGAGAAAAGATTATTTAACAAGAGAAAAATTAGCAGAAGGCGGAATGCCAGCTAGAAATAAAAAAAACTTTAGACCTACAAAGTCTGGAGCAGGTATGACTCAAGCCGGGGTCATGGCCTACAGAAGAAAAAATCCCGGTTCTAAACTAAAAACAGCCGTGACTGGTAAAGTGAAAAAAGGGTCAAAAGCTGCAAACCGACGTAAGTCGTACTGTGCAAGAAGTGCAGGTCAAATGAAGAAATTTCCAAAAGCTGCTAAAGATCCTAATTCTAGACTACGTCAGGCTAGAAAAAGGTGGAAATGTTAGATGCAATCATAAAAAGATACGAAGCACAGATAGCAGAAGCACAAGCAACCATAGATATTTATTTAAATAATTCGGTAGGTATTGGAGAACATCCACAACATATTGAAGAGTTAGATAAACTATTTGGTAAAATTGCAGAAGCTGAAGATAAACTTAAAATTGTAGAAAGGTGGGAAGATTAGTGAACTTAGAATCAGTAATAACTAAATTATTAAGAAATCTTAATAAACAAATAGATACTTTATCCATATCAGTAACATCAGGGAATGTTGACAGCATGGAAAAATACAAGTATATAATAGGACAAATAACAGCGTTAGAAGCTGTAAAACAGGAAATCTCTATCCTGCTAAATGATAAGGAGCAAAACAATGGAACAGTCGTCGACATCCAAAACAAACGAGATACCTAAGCATAAAAATGCTTTGGAAGAAAAGTATAAAGAACAACCACAAGAAAAAAAGCTAGTAGACGAAAAAGACAAACTTCCCAATCCAACAGGTTGGAGAATGATTGTTTTACCTTTTAAAATGAAAAACAAAACTAAAGGTGGAATCGTCTTAGCTGAAACAACATTAGAGAAACAACAAGTTGCTTCTCAATGTGGATTAGTTTTAAGAATGGGTCCAGATTGTTACAAGGACAAAGAGCGTTATGCTGATGGTCCATGGTGCAAGGAAGGTGATTGGGTAGTCTTTGCCCGATACGCTGGATCTAGAATGAAGATTGAGGGAGGAGAAGTACGTCTGCTAAACGATGATGAAGTTTTAGCAACCATCAAGAATCCAGAGGATCTCTTGCACGAGTATTAAAAACATAGAAGGAGAAAACTATGCCAGACATAGAAGAAAACAAAACAGTAGATATTGATACATCCGGCCCAGGAGCCGAGATCAATGTTACTGAAGAAAAAGATGAAGCAGTTGTAGAAACTGTAACCAAGGAAAATAATGAAGAAACTAATCAAGACAATAATCAGTCCGATGACTCATCTGAGAAATCTACTGAGCAGCCTGATGTTCAAGCTAGCGAAACTAAAAAAGAAGATGAGAAGCTAGAAGAATATAGTAAAGGCGTTCAAGGTAGAATCGCTAAGCTCACAAGGAAAATGAGAGAAGCGGAAAGAAGAGAAAAAGCGGCTCTTGAGTATGCTAAAGCAGTTGAAGAAAAAAGAGTACAATTAGAATCTAGATTTAAAAAATCTGATTCTGAGTATCTTAAAAAACTTGAATCAAATGTTAATTTAGGTTTAGATTCTGCTAAGAGAGAACTTGCAACAGCAATTGAAACAGGTGATGCCAAATCTCAAGTTGATATCAACAAGAGAATTGCAGAACTTTCTTTTGAGAACGCAAGACTACAAGAGAGAAAACAAAACGCAGAAAGTATGGCAAAAGAAACGCCAGTTAGACTTTCTGATGGTGGAAAGTTACCAGAACAAACTCCATCAGAACTTCCTGAACCAGATCCAAGAGCGGAAGATTGGGCAAGTAATAACACATGGTTTGGCCAAGATAGAGCCATGACGTTTACTGCTTTTGAAATCCACAAAGATCTTGTTGAGAAAGAGGGTTTCGATCCTAAATCTGACGAGTATTATCAGGAGATAGACAAAAGAATACGTGTTGACTTTCCTAATAAGTTTGGTAATAATGAAAAACAAACCACGTCCAAACCGGTTCAGTCCGTTGCTTCTGCTAACAGAAGTGTAAAACCTGGACGCAAAACTGTGAGACTCACTTCTTCACAGGTAGCAATAGCTAAAAAATTAGGAGTGCCACTCGAAGAGTATGCGAAACAACTAAAAATCACGAAGGAGGTATAAGCATATGACAAATGAAAATAACAAAACTTCCCGTGCGAACGAAACTAGGTCTAAAACTGAAAGACCAAAAGTTTGGGTTCCACCATCTTCTCTAGATGCACCCCCTGCACCTGATGGATTCAGGTATAGATGGATTAGAGCAGAGAGTATCGGTTTTCAAGATACTAAGAACATAACTGGACGTTTAAGAGAAGGTTATGAACTTGTAAGATCGGAAGAAATCGAAAACGCATCTGACTATCCAGTCGTCGATGACGGCAAATACAAGGGAGTCGTTGGGGTCGGTGGCCTTTTGCTTGCAAAGGTCCCTGAAGAAATCGCAAAGCAACGTCAAGAATACATGAGGCAAAGAGCCGAAGGTATGGACGAGGCAGTACAAAACGATTTAATGAAGGAGCAGGACAACAGGATGCCTATCAACGTAGATAGACAGTCCCGTGTAACCTTCGGTGGTACAAAGAAATAATTTTTTTGTTATTTCTGGTTGAATCATCGATTTAACGTTAACCAATATGGAATAGGACAAAACTATGGCAAACAAAAACACACAAGGTTTTGGTCTGATCCCGGGTGATAGATTAGGAAATACTCCTGCTATCTCTGGTCAGTCTAAATACTTTATCGATGCTGCTGTTGCTGGAGCAATCTACAACGGTAGTGCTGTTAAGTCCGCTGCAGGATACATTGTCAATGGACAAGGTTCAGCAGCTCCTGTGGTTGGAGTATTAAACGGCGTATTTTACAATGCGGCTACAACTTTGAAGCCAACATTTGCTAATTTTTACGCAGGTTCAATTACACCAGCTAACAGCGAAGACATAACGGCGTTCGTCAATGACGACCCATTCCAGAACTACATTGTAGCAACTGACGATGCAGTAGCACAAGCCGGTTATTTAGAAACTTATGACATGAACACAACTGCTGGAAGCAGCACGACTGGGAAATCATCAGCAACTCTAGATATCGGAACTACTGGCGCAGATGACAAACAATACAGATTACTAAGATCAGCAGAAGATCCTGAAAATGATACTAATGCTGCTTTCAGATCTGTAATTGTTGTCGCTAACTTGTTAGAACTACAATCATAATAGGAGTATATAGACAATGGCAATATCACGATCACAGCTAGTTAAAGAACTAGAGCCAGGCCTAAATGCACTATTTGGTCTGGAATACAAAAGGTA